TTTTCTAGTGTATATTCTGAGTTTATTGCCTTTTTTTCACGCGGAGCCATATTTTTTCACCTTTTTGTATGTCAATAAAAATTGAAAAAGGAGGGCGCATAACAGCCCTCCTTTTATATATGAAAATCTTTTATGGAGTTGTAGGTTCCTTTACAACAAGATCATCGTTTGATGCCTTGTAGTTAACGTATGCGCGCTGAACAAGAAGATGTACGGCAGATGTTCCAATCGTCCAACCCTTTTTCTTGACCTCATTAAAAACAGTTTTTACTGCCTCCTCAAATTTCTGAGAACCCGTAAGTTGAGTTAGAGACAGCTTTACTACCGCATCATAGGCTACTGCCTCAAATTCGTTTGAAAACTTTTCCCATGCTACTTGAACCGCAGGAGCAACATCATTTCTCCAGATTGCATTTGCTCGCTGAATTACTCGTCTAAACCACTTTGAAAGCCAACTCATATTTTATTCTCCTTCTTTCTTTGTCTGTAACACTTGCACATGATCGAGTGCTTCTACCATTTTTGTAGTAATTTCTGTATTTTCCTTAATTGCTTCCATAACCTGCGTCTTTTGATTTGAAATCGCACGTCTTACTGTAAATGCGGCGATGCCTCCTGCAATCCACTGTCCTTCGGTTCCAGGCGGTACCCACGGAACAGGAAATCCTAGAATGGCAACAATGGCGCTAAGAATCATTAGAATTCCAACGGCATATGTTCCATAACCAGAAAAAGTCTGACTCCACTTTTCTGGAATAAATGGTCGAATGAATTCGACTATTTTTTCCGCATTAATATTTTTAATAAGATTTGCGACAAAAGACATGAGGATATACTCCTTTTTGCTATTGCCTATTTATAAAATTTGGAGCGGATAGCCGGTAATGCTCCGGTCCTCTCCAGCTTGGAAGGCTGGGGCACATCTCCTATACCATATCCGCATAGTATTCGATACAACAATAATATACTATTTTTCCTTTGTTGTCAATACTTCATAAACTGCCATTTTTACCAAAAAATATGAATCCACGATATCCGTAACGGGACTCGACAAATTTTTGCGTCCTGGAGTAAATTCTTTCCAAAGATCACATGTTGACTTTGTGTCTTTCATCCATGCGTCATACATTTTTGACTTGTCTGAATTTCCTTTTTGTGTTGCAAATTTCTTGACCGCCGTTGGACTTACTACCGAATATCGATATTTTACATACTCTAGCATATACTTTAGTATTCCAGTATTTTCTGCAATTTCAAATGTTCGGCCTTTTGCGCCAAGAGCGTAGTCTTCAATATAAATTGTACATTTATTAATATCCGTCTGGTGACGGCCAATGCAATCTAACGCCCAGTTTCCAAGATTCTTGAATCGCTCAATATTTGAACGATAGTCATTTGTGTATGACTCTCCATGACACCATACTTCAGAATTTTTTCCTAATCTTTTCCATTTTTTCTGAAAAGCAGGCTGATCTTTGATATTGTAATAAAAAGTAACTTTTTTCCAATCAAAGTTTTTTTTACTCCCGCTATAGATCGCAATAGCGGGAGATGACATTGAGTAATCTATTCCAACGTAAGTGTGTGATAAGTTAGTAATCGTCATCCATTAAATCATTTTCATACAATGCACCATCATCGTCTGTATATATGTTGGATTTATCTTCTTTTGTTAGTCGCGAGTCAGAAGCATTGCTTTCTTCAGTATATGCTAGTGTCTCATCAATTTCTTCTCCGCAAAATGGACAATAACGAGGAGCAGACAAAACTTCTTCATCAAAAAATATCAACTTGTAGTTTGAGTTACATGTTTCGCATGTATACTCCATTTTTGTTTTTTGCTGAAATGGGGAAGCTGGTTCCATTAGTTTTTCCTTTTTATATTTCGCAGCCGCCGCCAGCGGCAGAACACGCCAGTTCTTGACTGCTGACCGTTTGATCGTTTTGTTCCATAAACTCCGTCCAAGTAATACTAACATTCTGTGTTTTTAGAAGTTCGTTGTATGTAGTCTCGTCAATCTCTTCATATGGCGCCTGACGATACGATCCAGTGTCGCGAGGCAAAAAAGATACTCCTGATAGAGTGCTGATATTTTTGTATACCCATGCTCCAACATCCATCCATTCATCTTCTCCAACATAGACTGTAATCGATGGCTTATGTTCGCACCAATGATCTTGATAGATTTTCCAAAGTTCTAACTGCTGAATGGCGGACACGTCTTTTGTAAAGACGGCCCCTTCTGGAGCCTTCATTGGAAAAGAAAAGACCCAGTTGCTTTTGCTGTAGAAATCTTCTTCTGCAACATATCCTTTTTTAATCATGAAATCTGCCAGTGGGTCTTTCTTGTCGGCTCGCACTCGACGAATGTAGTGCTTGCTATAACGAGGATGAATTCCAGATGCCGAATCAACTAATTGTGAAACCGTTCCACTGGGTTTTACGCATGTAATGGCCGCAGACTTTTCAATACCAAGAATATCTGAATACTTTTGGTTTGTGTTTACACATTCTTCTCGCATTTCGTCCAGCAGTTTTTTCAGACTTTCTTTTGGCCAAAAATTTCCGTTTAGAATTTCATTGTCCATGATTCCCGTAAGAGAGACTCCTAGGAGTCGCTCTTCCTCACAGTTCTTTTTCCACTTTTTATTGATATATCTAAAGTCCGTCAGCATTGACTGGAGTGTGCCAATGATAGTTGCAAGACGGCACTTGCGCTTTAGTTCTTCTGGAGTATCTTCGGCACGAACAACAACCTCTGATAGATTGCAGAACTCGTACGGGCGAAGAATAATTTCCGAGCATGGGTTTGTTCCGTAGTCGTGATTAGGATCGCGCCGGCCATACTTTGCAGCAACCGCTTGTGATGCCTGACGAGAAAAGATTCCGCGCTCGCCAGACTTTGACATATACAACGCAAACCACTCCTGCATGAATGTATCCATGTCTGGTTTGAATTCATAAACCGCTGAGTTATTTGACAGCGCGCGTTGACCGTCAGCAAGCCACCATTGTCCTGATTTTGCATTGCGAAGATGATCGTCGTTGAGATCGGACAGCGAAATAAGAGCAGAACGGCGAACGCCACCACATACGACAATATCTGCAATCTTGCACACAATGTCATGACATTCAAGAGAGGAAAGTCTTCGGCCACGCGCTTTATTAAAAATGTTTAGTGTGAACTTAAGAAGATCGACAAGAGGCTCGGGTCCTGACGCGCGCCCGCCAAATGTCTTAAGACGCTCGCCTGCCTTGCGAACTTTTGACATATCCCACTTTGGAAGTTTTCCAGAATAGAGAAGAGAAATGAATTCACGATAGCCGCTTGCCCAGCCAACTTTTGAGTCCGCAAAAACAATGGTTGTATCCGTAGGATGAATTTCTTCTGGAACTTCTGGAAGTTTATTGACATATCGTGACTCGACTGAAAATCCAACGCCAGTGCCACACATAAGAACATACATTATTTCGTCAAAAGATTTTGGTGTGTCAATAACAATGTATGAACAATTATAGCCAGCAACCTGATCTTTTTCTAGAGCAGGACCAGCAGTCATGAGACAGCGCATCGAAGGCATGACTTCTAGATTTAGAATCGCGCTTCGAATTTCGTCCCATGGAATTTTTTTGTTATTATTTGTTTTTTGTTTAAAATATGTTACATATCGATCAACCGTCTCTTCAAAAGTTTCACGGCGCCCTTTGTCTTCTAGATATCTCGCATAACGAGAAATTGCGATAAACTGTTGATAGATTGACATATTATTATTCATTTTTATTTTCCTTTTTTTCTATTATCCTGCTGCGGCTATTTTTGACGATGGATATCTATGAAACTTTTTTCCAGTTTCGAAATTTAAGTTGAGTAATAAATCGACTTGCCGTTGTATCATTAGAGTAAGTATTGGACTCCAAAAGATGTAATACCTCAGATGCGCTGTAGTTTTTGGTCTTTATCAAATCGTTGATATCTTTACATGATTCGTCGGTTGTTTCGGGAAGAATCACAATTGAAAGGCCTTTTTGAATCGCGATGTTCATTGCTT